TTACCCATTGGCGCGGCTTAAGAGCTTATTTTTGAATTCACAATGGTCACGATATAACCATCTTGCTCGCCCGTGGATAACTTTGGCTTTTGGCAGGTCGCCGGACTTAATCCGGTCATAGATGAAGGTCTTACCGAAGCCAGTATCAGCCATGATGAATTTCAAATCAACCAGTGAATCAGGTTGTAGTTCGTGTTGCATGAGTGCTATCTCCGAATAGGGAATCGAACCTGCAAATCAGGCAATAAAAAACCGCCATCAGGCGGCTTGGTGTTCTTTCAGTTCTTCAATTCGAATATTGGTTACATTGTTTTAATATATGAATAAATAAATTAGCTTTTTTCGTTGCCTTCGCGTTCTTTATTAATTTTAACAAACTCGTTTTTACCACGCTCTCCAAATGCGTCTTTAGAGTCGTTGTATCCGCAATCGCAGCACACATAATCACCAGACCATCCACGCATTGTTTTTTCTTTTGCAATATTTCCAGAACCGCATTTTGGACAAGACATATCACTACCTCCAAAGCATGAGTGAGATGACAACGTAACATTGATTGGAGATTAACAATAGATTGCTGATGTAAAAGATATGTATAAGCTTCGCTTTCAAAGTGGAGGCTCTGGTAGCGGCATCCAGTGTGACGGTTTCCACGACGCACCAGGAATTATCCAACCATCATTAGCGTCAGGATGCCCCGGTATGTAAGTCGCCCATTTCATTCGCCAGTCACCTTTCCTATCAAACTCCTTGGCAACAAGAACGGCTGTTTTGCTATCCGGCATTCGCTCACTACAGCTTATCCAACCATCCGGAGTTACCGGCACTGGCTTGGCGGTATAAAGCGGTGTTATATCTGCCCGAAAATTACATGCTTTATGCAGCCGCACCCACCGTTCGACTTCTGCTTTGTCAGAATACATACCAGTGAACGTGTTATATTCACGGTCAATTTGCGTGAAGGTTACCTTCCACGCCACCGGCTCTGCCTCAAGCGATGCCAGCGCAATTTCATAAGCACGGCGCTCAATATTGTCTCGAACGTCCAGACTGCCGATTCGCTCCCTGATTTCTTTAATCAGTTCTTTGTCGGTAAAAGTAGTCATGTGTTAGTCCTCATCCACTTCAACCCCATCTTTCAGCGTGATGCCGTGCCAATCATCAGCCCAACTGGTTAGCCCTGGCGCATCAATGCTAGGCATATAGACGCTTGCAGTGTGGTAGCCCTTATCGTTATCAATGCTGGCAACGTGCTCGCCGTTGTATGCGCTCAGCGTGTCCAGGACGCTATAAAACTTTCCTCCGGCTGCCCTGAAATCCTTTACAGCCTTCACAAGGCGATTCCACGCTTTTTCCTGTTCTGGCGTCAGGTCGATTAATTCCTGCAAAGTTGCCATATCACCCTCCTTTGATGCTAGTGGTCATGCTGCGTTTCCTTCTTTCTTATTAACAATTACACCGTCATATATTTCATTAAGGTGTCCTCTTAGCTCCATGCGCCTTAATGCAGATAACATGTAATCGCATTCAACCTGCTTATTCCCAGTAAATGGCTTATAGTCAGGATTACCCCAACAGCAATTACCCCTGGGCCATCCATGTACTTTCCGTACTCTTCCGTTAACAACGTGAAGTAATCCCCAGCCGGGAGGTAAATCCTCAACTGAAATAATTTCCGGCTCACTAATAAAGAATCGCCAGTCGCCCATGCCAAGTGAGGGATTTTTACGGAAACGCTTTTTTCTATCTGCCAACAAGTCAGCACGAGAACACTTCGCCTCTATCAGGCATGATGCTGAATTTCTGAATCCCATAGCATCTGGCTGTTCTCCGGTACTGGTTACAGCAACAAAGCGGTCATGAAAGCAAACCTTGAACCCGTTGCGCTTAAGGAACTTGTACGCAATCTGACAGAGTTCGTGGTGTGTTAACGCCATATCACTTTCCTTTCCCATGTTGTCATGTGTTAGTCCTTATCCTGCTGTGCTTTCAACTGATGAGGGGAATAAAATCTTTTCATCAAATCCGGCATTCATATCATGGACAGCAACACACCAATCCATCGACGAACGATTATCAAGAGCCTCCATGATTTCATCCATGCGGCGCAGGTCATACAGGTAAATGCTTTTATCGCCAATGGTGTAAAAACCAATTTTTTTCGGTGATGGGCAGCGATCAAGAACGTCCTGTAATTCGTTCAACCATGCCCGTTCTTTTTTTGTTAAAGTTGCCATATCACTCTCCTTTGATGCGAATGTCAGCGACGCGTAATGCGTGTTCTAGGTCAATCAGGTAAAGCCAACTGCCATTTTCTTTAGGTATCATGACTTGTCGCTCATCTGCATTTATCGGGTGTCCATATCGAAGGTCGTAGCGAGTCGGTAATTGAACTTCCCGCGCTTCCAGTTCAGCAATACGCTTGCACCCATCAGAGATAACTCCCTCGTAATACTCGCGCTGCTCGTTGAGTTTTGATTTTGCTGCTTCAAGCTCAACGCGCAGTTTCCCAACCGTAAGCGCAATATCCTCGTTCTCCTGGTCGCGGCGTTTGATGTATTGCTGGTTTCTTTCCTGTTCATCCAGCAGTGCCAGCACGGTAGCCGGGTTAGCCTCTGCTATGAATTCAGCGTTTGCATAAGCCTGAGCATCTGTTTCAATCAGGCAGTTAACATGACATTCCGCAATCACGCCACCGGGTTCTCCTTTCCATTTTTGACAAACAAAAACTCCTGTTAAATTGCCGTGTTGGTTAACAGATGTATGCCCTACGATGTAGCTTCCTTTAGTTGCTTTCTCTGCCTTTTCACGCAGTGCCTGATAATTAATTTCGCTCACTTCGAACCTCTCTGTTTACTGATAAGCTCCAGATCCTCCTGGCAACTTGCACAAGTCCGACAACCCTGAACTGCCAGGCGTCTTCGTTCATCTATCGCCACACTCACAACAATGAGTTGCGGATACAGTCTGGTAGTTCAGGCGACGCATTTTTATTGCTGTATTGCGCTGTAATTCTTCAATTTCTGATGCTGAATCAATGATATCTGCCATCTTTCATTAATCCCTGAATTGTTGGTTAATACGCTTGAGGGTGAATGCGAATAATAAAAAAGGAGCCTGTAGCTCCCTGATGATTTTGCTTTTCATGTTCACCGTTCCTTAAAGACGCCGTTTAACATACCGATTGCCAGACTTAAGTGAGTCGGTGTGAATCCCATCAGCGTTACCGTTTCGCGGTGCTTCTTCAGTACGCTACGGCAAATGTCATCGACGTTTTTATCCGGAAACTGCTGTCTGGCTTTTTTGATTTCAGAATTAGCCTGACGGGCAATGCTGCGAAGGGCGTTTTCCTGCTGAGGTGTCATTGAACAAGTCCCATGTCGGCAAGCATAAGCACACAGAATATGAAGCCCGCTGCCAGAAAAATGCATTCAGTGGTTGTCATACCTGGTCTCTCTCATCTGCTTCTGCTTTCGCCACCATCATTTCCAGCTTTTGTGAAAGGGATGCGGCTAACGTATGAAATTCTTCGTCTGTTTCTACTGGTATTGGCACAAACCTGACTCCAATTTGAGCGAGGCTATGTGCCATCTCGATACTCGTTCTTAACTCAACGGGAGATGCTTTGTGCATACAGCTCCCCGTTTATTATTTATCTCCTCAGCCAGCCGCTGTGCTTTCAGGGGATTTCGGATAACAGAAAGGCCGGGAAATACCCAGCCTCGCTTTGTAACGGAGTAGACGAAAGTGATCGCGCCTACCCGGATATTATCGTGAGGATGCTTCATCGCCATTGCTCCCCAAATACAAAACCAATTTCAGCCAGTGCCTCGTCCATTTTTTCGATGAACTCCGGCACCATCTCGTCAAAACTCGCCATGTACTTTTCATCCCGCTCAATCACGACATAATGCAGGCCTTCACGCTTCATACGCGGGTCATAGTTGGCAAAGTACCAGGCATCTTTTCGCGTCACCCACATGCTGTACTGCACCTGGGCCATGTAAGCCGACTTTATGGCCTCGAAACCACCGAGCCGGAACTTCATGAAATCCCGGGAGGTAAACGGGCATTTCAGCTCAAGGCCATTGCCGTCACTGCATAAACCATCGGGAGAGCAGGCGGTGCGCATACTTTCGTCGCGATAGATGATCGGGGATTCAATAACATTCACGCCGGAAGTGAATTCAAACAGGGTTCTGGCGTCGTTCTCGTACTGTTTTCCCCAGGCCAGCGCCTTAGCATTAACTTCCGGAGCCACACCGGTGCAAACCTCAGCCAGCAGGGTGTGGAAGTAGGACATTTTCATGTCAGGCCACTTCTTTCCTGAGCGGGGCTTGGCTATCACGTTGTGAACTTCTGAAGCGGTGATGACGCCGAGCCGTAATTTGTGCCATGCATCATCCCCCTGTTCGACAGCTCTCACGTCGATCCCGGTAACGCAGATCGGATGATTACCGGTTCGCTACCAGGGAAGAACGGGAAGGAAAGGTGAGCACGAATCTGATTTTCAAGGAGTGTCGCCAGAGTGCCGCGATGAAGCGGATGTTGGCATTTTATCGCGGCAATTTTCAATAGACTATGTACATAAAAATATCATTTTTTTAATACATGTCTAATTATTGGACGAAATTGGTTTTTGCTTTGGTTTAGTTAGCCTAGCAATCAAGCCAGAGGCAATAATGATGATCCAAGCAATTTGATGCAATGCTACTCCAATATAAGAACCTTTATAGATAATAAAGGCATAGATCGCTAGAAACGAAATAAATATCCATAACGAAAGTTGATAAATTTTGGCGCGCATATTTAATCCAATCAATCAGAAAGACGAGTAATCATAGAGGTACTATCACCCGGGTAACTATTGCTATTATGAACGGATAGGATAGAGGCTTCAATAACATATGCATCAAGTATGATGGAATATGTAGGTGAAAATGACTTGTGTCAAATTTGTGGAAATGAGTACCATGTTTCTCTGAAATTGATGTCGTTAATGGCTAGTGATAGTGAACTTTTTTACTTTATAATTCCTTTGGTTATAACAATAAGGTAAATTTATGAAGAAGATAATATTATTAGCCATGATTATTGGTTCTTTAACAGGTTGCGCTAGTGTGCCACCATTGAATTTTTCAACACCTAACGTGGGAGTTAGCCAGAAAAAAATAGATGCTGAAATTAAGTCATTAACGGTATCACTTGCTCGTCCAGATGAGCAGAAAGGGGATATCACTGCTGGTATGGAGGCTATAACTCCAATTTGGCGTGAATCTTTGCAGGAAGCACTCGACCGAATGACTATTTTTCGTGATAGTTCACCAAATACGGTTAGCTTAAATGTTAAAGTGTTGGCTCTTGACGTTCCTGCTTTTGGTGTTTCAATGACAACTAAAGCAATTGCAAGGTATGAAATAATCAACCGTGCGAATGGTGATATTATATATACGCAGGATATTGAGTCTACCGGTACTGTTCCAGCCAGTTACGCATTCTACGGTATTGTTCGAGAACGCGAATCTGTTAATCGCGCGGTGCAAAACAACATAACGCAGTTCTTGCAAGCATTAGAAAGTGTTGATCTTTCTCGTCCAATGTTTCCTGTTAGGGTAGCTAAATGAAGCGATTATTCGTAATTGCTCCACTCTTAGTGTTGGTTGGATGCGCACAAAATATATCGCCAAATAGTTATTCTGTTGGCTCTGTGGGCATGGTTAATCGAACTATCGCTGGTACAGTTATTAGTGCTAGGGGGGTTGATATCAGTGGGACTTCCGCGTTAGGCGGGACTGCTGGGGCTGCCGTGGGGGCAACCGCTGGTTCTGCGCTTGGTGGGGGAGTTCGTTCTAATATCGTTGGTGCCGTTGGTGGTGCAGTCATTGGTGGTATTGCCGGGGCAGCAATCGAATCTTCAGCAACAAAACAAACAGGCATGGAATATGTTGTCGAAACTGAGAATGGGAATTTAATGACCATTGTTCAAGGCAAAGATCCGTTATTTACTCAAGGAAGTAAGGTCCTTGTTTTATACGGAAACCCTTCTCGCATAATAACAGACCCGCGTCACTAACATACCTTTTGATTTTGTAAAATCAATTCGTAATAATAAAGTCATCGGAGCTTGAACAACTCCGGTGACTTCTGCGCTAAACGGGGACGTTTATGCGCACATACAATCCAAACTCTCTTCTCCCTTCACAGATGCAGAAATGCACCTGCGATTTTTTGCATCCAGCGTCTGACCTCTGCGGAGGTGAAGCGTGAACCTACCACAAGATGGCATCAAACTGCATCGCGGTAACTTCACCGCTATCGGCCAGCAGATCCAGCCTTATCTGGAGGACGGAAAATGCTTTCGCATGGTGCTTAAACCGTGGCGTGAGAAACGCAGTCTTTCCCAGAATGCACTCAGCCACATGTGGTACAGCGAAATCAGTGAATACCTCATCAGCAGGGGGAAATCGTTCGCTACCGCAGCATGGGTAAAAGATGCTCTCAAACACACATACCTCGGTTATGAAACCAAGGACCTGGTTGATGTCGTAACCGGCGAAATCACTACTATCCAGTCGTTACGCCATACCTCCGATCTTGATACCGGAGAGATGTATATCTTCCTGTGTAAGGTTGAAGCCTGGGCGGTGAATATTGGCTGCCACCTGACTATTCCGCAGAGCTGCGAGTTCCAGCAGCTCCGCGACAAACAGGAGGCGTAATGGCTACACCGCTTATTCGTGTCATGAACGGACACATCTACAGAGTACCAAATCGTCGTAAGCGTAAACCGGAGCTGAAGCCTTCCGAAATACCAACACTGCTCGGATATACCGCCAGCCTGGTTGATAAAAAATGGTTGCGACTGGCAGCAAGGAGGAGTCATGGCTGATTTGAGAAAAGCAGCGCGTGGTCGGGAATGCCAGGTAAGAATCCCTGGCGTATGTAATGGCAACCCTGAAACGTCTGTACTGGCACATATCCGGCTGACTGGATTGTGCGGCACCGGTACGAAACCGCCAGACCTGATTGCCACCATTGCATGTTCTGCCTGCCACGACGAAATCGACCGCCGCACACATTTTGTCGATGCTGCATATGCAAAAGAATGCGCGCTGGAAGGTATGGCGAGAACACAGGTTATCTGGCTGAAAGAGGGGGTTATTAAGGCGTGAATACCTACAGCATCACATTACCCTGGCCTCCGAGCAATAATCGCTATTACCGCCATAATCGCGGGCGCACACACATCAGCGCAGAAGGGCAGGCATACCGCGATAACGTCACCCGAATCATTAAAAACGCAATGCTGGATATCGGCCTGGCTATGCCAGTGAAAATCCGTATTGAGTGCCACATGCCGGATCGCCGTCGCCGTGACCTGGATAATCTGCAAAAAGCCGCTTTTGACGCACTCACCAAAGCAGGTTTCTGGCTGGATGATGCTCAGGTCGTTGATTACCGCGTTGTGAAGATGCCTGTTACCAAAGGTGGGAGGCTGGAACTGACCATCACCGAAATGGGGAATGAATGATGTTTGAGTTTAATATGGCAGAACTTCTTCGCCACCGCTGGATGCGCCTGCGCTTATATCGTTTCCCCAGTTCTGTTTTGACCGATTACCGAATACTGAGGAATTACGCCAAAACCCTGACAGGAGCAGGAGTATGAAGTCAGAGATAACAATCAACTAATACTGTTTTATTGATTTTTGCTTGTAATTGGCGTTCTGGTCTGATTTTTGTGGAGTAAGTTGATGCGTGATATTCAGATGGTTCTTGAGCGTTGGGGAGCGTGGGCGGCTAATAATCATGAAGATGTGACCTGGTCGTCCATTGCCGCCGGTTTTAAGGGATTAATTACTTCAAAAGTAAAATCTCGCCCGCAATGTTGTGACGATGACGCGATGATCATTTGCGGGTGCATGGCCCGTCTGAAAAAGAACAACAGCGATTTGCACGATTTATTAGTAGATTATTATGTAGTCGGTATGACATTCATGTCACTGGCAGGTAAGCATTGCTGCTCTGATGGTTATATCGGGAAAAGGTTACAGAAGGCTGAGGGTATAATTGAAGGGATGTTAATGGCATTAGATATCCGGTTAGAGATGGATATCGTTGTTAATAACTCTAATTAATATGCCAATTGTTTACTAAAAATTATTAAAAATGGAGCGTTGAGACGCCCCCAAAAATAAAGGGTAATATATAACAGAAGGTTTATATAGTTAGAAGCAAGGTTGTGCTCCTAAAGGAAGTGGCTTGAGGGAGCCACTTATATGTTGGGGAGGCAAAGCCTCCCGCAACATATCTTTTAGTAATCAAATTAGAACTGGTAAACCATACCTACAGCAACGATATCATCGGTAGCAACGCCAGATGCTTTCGTGAAATCGCTCTTATCAATCAGGTTGATTTTGTAATCAACAAAAGTGGACATATTTTTGTTGAAGTAATAGGTTGCACCTACATCAATATATTCAACCAGGTCCTGATCACCCCACGCACCCAAGTCTTTTCCTTTAGATTGCAGGTAAGCAACGGACGGACGCAGACCGAAGTCGAACTGATATTGTGCAACTACTTCGAAGTTTTGTGCTTTGTTGGCAATATGGTTATTACCAAAAACAGTCATGTTCTGGGTTTCAGAATAGGTGGTAGCCAGATAGATGTTGTTCGCATCATATTTCAGACCAGCTGCCCATACTTCAGCATTTTGACCAGATGCATTCAGGCTGTTGTTACCGTAGATAACCTGATTATTAGTGCGGTCAGATTTAGCATAGGTTGCACCTACACCGAATCCTTCATACTCATAAGTAGTGGAGAAACCGAAACCATCACCATTAGCTTCAGTTACGTCAGTGCGGTCATTTTTACCCTGATACTGAGCAGCAAAGTTCAGACCATCAACCAGACCAAAGAAGTCATTGTTACGATAAGTTGCAACACCTGTGGTGCGACCAGTCATGAATACATCTGTTTGGGTCCAGGTATCGCCACCGAATTCTGGCAGAACGTCGGTCCATGCACCAATATCGTATGCTACACCGTAGTTACGGCCATAATCGATGGAGCCGTAGTCACCGAATTTCAGGCCAGCGAAGGCAAGACGGGTTTTATCTTTGGAGGAACCTTGAGATTCAGCGCGGTTGCCTTTGAATTCATATTCCCACTGACCGAAACCAGTCAGTTGATCGTTGATTTGGGTTTCACCTTTGAAGCCAAGACGGGCATAAGTAGTATCACCATCATCTGCATCATTAGAGGAGAAGTAGTGCTTAGCATTAACTTTCCCGTACAGATCCAGCTTGTTACTGTCTTTATTATAAATTTCAGCTGCCTGAGCAGACATCGCCATCAGTACTGATGCAGCTACAGCAGAAATTGCCACTGTTAATTTTTTCATCGTGAGCCCTTTTTTTGAACTATTATTAAAAAATGATGTCACTGCGCGATAAATATTCATCTAATCAATGTGATTATTTCAAGATGTAAGTTTTGGTTTCTCATTTGATTTGTGAAGTAGATCTCTATTTTTATCTGAACTTTTTCTATCGAATCCTATTCATGGCTCTTGGCTGAATAAAAATAAATCTATTAGCCAATTTATATTAATGGCTGTTATTTATAAGCGCTCTATAATTTGAAGATTCAATTTAAACCAGCTAAAAATAACGCTGGAAATTATTTGTTGGTTATTTGTTGAGATTTGCTTATGTATTTGTAGTGGTGTTTTCAATACTCGGTAGCATTCTCGCAAATATCATTTAGTGGTTTACGTACGTAAAAAATTGGTTATGCTGTTAAGAGTGGTTACTTCGTCACACAGCTTAAACCCGCCGTCGAGCGGGTTTTTCCATTTTTTGAGTCTCGATATTAGCTGATAACCCAATACCTGAGTTATTCACTGACTCCGAGTCTGTTACGTTTCTGCTTTTTTGCGATACGTTGTATTCCCTCAATTTACACCCGCTTTGTCTGCGAGGTGGGGTTATGAAATCCATGGATAAGTTAACAACGGGTGTCGCCTATGGCACCTCAGCAGGTAGTGCCGGTTACTGGTTTTTACAGCTGCTCGATAAAGTCACGCCCTCACAGTGGGCAGCAATAGGTGTGCTGGGTAGCCTGGTATTTGGCCTGCTGACGTACCTGACAAACCTTTATTTCAAGATTAAAGAAGATAAGCGCAAGGCTGCGAGAGGTGAATAATGCCTCCATCATTACGAAAAGCCGTTGCTGCTGCTATTGGTGGCGGAGCAATTGCTATAGCATCAGTGTTAATTACTGGCCCAAGTGGTAACGATGGTCTGGAAGGTGTCAGCTACGTACCATACAAAGATATCGTTGGCGTATGGACTGTATGTCACGGACACACCGGAAAAGACATCATGCTCGGTAAAACGTATACCAAAGCAGAATGCAAAGCACTCTTGAATAAAGACCTTGCCACTGTCGCCAGACAAATTAACCCGTACATCAAAGTCGATATACCGGAAACAACGCGCGGCGCTCTTTACTCATTCGTTTACAACGTGGGTGCTGGCAATTTCAGAACATCGACGCTTCTTCGCAAAATAAACCAGGGCGATATCAAAGGCGCATGTGATCAGCTACGTCGCTGGACATATGCTGGCGGTAAGCAATGGAAAGGTCTCATGACTCGTCGTGAGATTGAGCGTGAAATCTGTTTGTGGGGTCAGCAATGAACAGAGTAACCGCGATTATCTCCGCTCTGGTTATCTGCATCATCGTCTACCTGTCATGGGCTGTTAATCATTACCGTGATAACGCCATTACCTACAAAGCCCAGCGCGACAAAAATGCCAGAGAACTGAAGCTGGCGAACGCGGCAATTACTGACATGCAGATGCGTCAGCGTGATGTTGCTGCGCTCGATGCAAAATACACGAAGGAGTTAGCTGATGCGAAAGCTGAAAATGATGCTCTGCGTGATGATGTTGCCGCTGGTCGTCGTCGGTTGCACATCAAAGCAGTCTGTCAGTCAGTGCGTGAAGCCACCACCGCCTCCGGCGTGGATAATGCAGCCTCCCCCCGACTGGCAGACACCGCTGAACGGGATTATTTCACCCTCAGAGAGAGGCTGATCACTATGCAAAAACAACTGGAAGGAACCCAGAAGTATATTAATGAGCAGTGCAGATAGAGTTGCCCATATCGATGGGCAACTCATGCAATTATTGTGAGCAATACACACGCGCTTCCAGCGGAGTATAAATGCCTAAAGTAATAAAACCGAGCAATCCATTTACGAATGTTTGCTGGGTTTCTGTTTTAACAACATTTTCTGCGCCGCCACAAATTTTGGCTGCATCGACAGTTTTCTTCTGCCCAATTCCAGAAACGAAGAAATGATGGGTGATGGTTTCCTTTGGTGCTACTGCTGCCGGTTTGTTTTGAACAGTAAACGTCTGTTGAGCACATCCTGTAATAAGCAGGGCCAGCGCAGTAGCGAGTAGCATTTTTTTCATGGTGTTATTCCCGATGCTTTTTGAAGTTCGCAGAATCGTATGTGTAGAAAATTAAACAAACCCTAAACAATGAGTTGAAATTTCATATTGTTAATATTTATTAATGTATGTCAGGTGCGATGAATCGTCATTGTATTCCCGGATTAACTATGTCCACAGCCCTGACGGGGAACTTCTCTGCGGGAGTGTCCGGGAATAATTAAAAACGATGCACACAGGGTTTAGCGCGTACACGTATTGCATTATGCCAACGCCCCGGTGCTGACACGGAAGAAACCGGACGTTATGATTTAGCGTGGAAAGATTTGTGTAGTGTTCTGAATGCTCTCAGTAAATAGTAATGAATTATCAAAGGTATAGTAATATCTTTTATGTTCATGGATATTTGTAACCCATCGGAAAACTCCTGCTTTAGCAAGATTTTCCCTGTATTGCTGAAATGTGATTTCTCTTGATTTCAACCTATCATAGGACGTTTCTATAAGATGCGTGTTTCTTGAGAATTTAACATTTACAACCTTTTTAAGTCCTTTTATTAACACGGTGTTATCGTTTTCTAACACGATGTGAATATTATCTGTGGCTAGATAGTAAATATAATGTGAGACGTTGTGACGTTTTAGTTCAGAATAAAACAATTCACAGTTTAAATCTTTTCGCACTTGATCGAATATTTCTTTAAAAATGGCAACCTGAGCCATTGGTAAAACCTTCCATGTGATACGAGGGCGCGTAGTTTGCATTATCGTTTTTATCGTTTCAATCTGGTCTGACCTCTTTGTGTTTTGTTGATGATTTATGTCAAATATTAGGAATGTTTTCACTTAATAGTATTGGTTGCGTAACAAAGTGCGGTCCTGCTGGCATTCTGGAGGGAAATACAACCGACAGATGTATGTAAGGCCAACGTGCTCAAATCTTCATACAGAAAGATTTGAAGTAATATTTTAACCGCTAGATGAAGAGCAAGCGCATGGAGCGACAAAATGAATAAAGAACAATCTGCTGATGATCCCTCCGTGGATCTGATTCGTGTAAAAAATATGCTTAATAGCACCATTTCTATGAGTTACCCTGATGTTGTAATTGCATGTATAGAACATAAGGTGTCTCTGGAAGCATTCAGAGCAATTGAGGCAGCGTTGGTGAAGCACGATAATAATATGAAGGATTATTCCCTGGTGGTTGACTGATCACCATAACTGCTAATCATTCAAACTATTTAGCCTGTGACAGAGCCAACACGCAGTCTGTCACTGTCAGGAAAGTGGTAAAACTGCAACTCAATTACTGCAATGCCCTCGTAATTAAGTGAATTTACAATATCGTCCTGTTCGGAGGGAAGAACGCGGGATGTTCATTCTTCATCACTTTTAATTGATGTATATGCTCTCTTTTCTGACGTTAGTCTCCGACGGCAGGCTTCAATGACCCAGGCTGAGAAATTCCCGGACCCTTTTTGCTCAAGAGCGATGTTAATTTGTTCAATCATTTGGTTAGGAAAGCGGATGTTGCGGGTTGTTGTTCTGCGGGTTCTGTTCTTCGTTGACATGAGGTTGCCCCGTATTCAGTGTCGCTGATTTGTATTGTCTGAAGTTGTTTTTACGTTAAGTTGATGCAGATCAATTAATACGATACCTGCGTCATAATTGATTATTTGACGTGGTTTGATGGCGTAGATGCACGTTGTGACATGTAGATGATAATTATTATCATTTTGCGGGTCCTTTCCGGCGATCCGACAGGTTACGGGGCGGCGACCTCGCGGGTTTTCGCTATTTATGAAAATTTTCCGGTTTAAGGCGTTTCCGTTCTTCTTCGTCATAACTTAATGTTTTTATTTAAAATACCCTCTGAAAAGAAAGGAAGCGACAGGTGCTGAAAGCGAGCTTTTTGGCCTCTGTCGTTTCCTTTCTCTGTTTTTGTCCGTGGAATGAACAATGGAAGTCAACAAAAAGCAGCTGGCTGACATTTTCGGTGCGAGTATCCGTACCATTCAGAACTGGCAGGAACAGGGAATGCCCGTTCTGCGAGGCGGTGGCAAGGGTAATGAGGTGCTTTATGACTCTGCCGCCGTCATAAAATGGTATGCCGAAAGGGATGCTGAAATTGAGAACGAAAAGCTGCGCCGGGAGGTTGAAGAACTGCGGCAGGCCAGCGAGGCAGATCTCCAGCCAGGGACTATTGAGTACGAACGCCATCGACTTACGCGTGCGCAGGCCGACGCACAGGAACTGAAGAATGCCAGAGACTCCGCTGAAGTGGTGGAAACCGCATTCTGTACTTTCGTGTTGTCGCGGATCGCAGGTGAAATTGCCAGTATTCTCGACGGGATCCCCCTGTCGGTGCAGCGGCGTTTTCCGGAACTGGAAAACCGACATGTTGATTTCCTGAAACGGGATATCATCAAAGCCATGAACAAAGCAGCCGCGCTGGATGAACTGATACCGGGGTTGCTGAGTGAATATATCGAACAGTCAGGTTAA